AGCAGCATCATGTTGACGACAGTCAGTCCACACTTGTTGCCAAACACCACTTGTTTTAACGTGCGCAGATTTTCCATATTGAAAACCGCCACTGTTGCCATAAACAACAGAAGCGTCATACCATTGGCTTCCTGAGCCTTTGTTGGCTTTACCCTTGAAGGCCACGAATCAAACCACTACCCAAATGTCACCATTTTTACCACCACTAGGTGCAGAGGCACTGACAGTGATAGAAGGGACGGTATTAGTCGTATCAAGCATCGTTTGAGTCACCTTACCTGCGCCGATTGCAGTGGTCAAAGTATAAGCACCTGTGGCAGAAGCAGCAGAAGTTCCTGTAACGTCCCCAGAGAGCGTTACAGTGCGTCCTGTGGCATTCTGGAAGTTAGTAGCGGTAGTAGCGTTTCCAACAACACTGCCCGTTAGGATACCCGCTACGTTGCCTGTAAGGCTTGCCGTAATTGTGCCAGCAGAGAAGTTACCACTAGCATCACGCAAAACTACGTTGTTTGCAGTATTAGCACTAGATGTTGCAATGTACTCAGCAAGGTTTTCCCAAGTAGCACCACGCTTAACCCAAAGCATGGATTGACCAGTGGCTACAGCAGATGTGTCTACCCAAAAGTCTCCATTGTTGCCGTCACTGTTTGTAGGAGCGGCAGTCTTTAACCATGTTGTGTTGCTTAGTACAAACTTGCGCTTATCTACAATAAGAGCGTTAGTTGCATAACTAGTAACCGTACCTGAAGGACGGTACACAGAAGCAAGAAGAACATCCCCAGCAACAAGGGATGGGAATACAGGGTTGTCACTGCTTTCAGTACCCTTACGAAATGCTGGTGTTTGCGGGGCACCTGCGGGAATAACAATGAGGTCAAAGCGTGGGTTAGCACCACCTTCATCAAGTGTTAATTGAGTGGCTGTACCTTTTATTTGGTACACACCATTGACAAGAACTTTGTATGGGGCAATTGCTACGCCCTGCCCAATAACACTTTGTTGGGTTACTACGCCATTAGTGGCATAGTTAGTTGGGTCATAGACGACACCAGCGGTGCCATCACCAAGGACTTGAAAGTCTACGCTATCGGGCTCAGATTGGTCACTAGCACCGTTTGCTAACGCTAGGGTGTAGTTGGGAATGGTAAAGCCCATTAGTTACCTCAGAGAGTGTCGTAGATGTTTCCGTTGGTCTTGAGGTATTCATAAAGGTCTGCTGGAATATGGAAGGTTTTTCCATCTTCAAAGTTAAACTTTTGATTACCCCAATGCATCAGCCATGTGCCTTTAATACGGGCACGGCGAATGTTTGAGTCAGTAGCAGGTTTAGACACGACTGTTTCAGTCTCATCTTCCTCAACTGGTTCTGCAAATATGTTGGTCTTTTTTGTGGTCATTTTGACTCCTAGTTTATGTAACGTAAATTGTTGTGTTAAAGGGGGGCCTTACGACCCCCCCTTTGACATTTTAGTAGATTGCAGGCTCCTTATTAGGAGATTGCGCCACCCTTTGTGTTGATAACAACACGAGACTCTGCGGTGATGACACCGAAGCCCCAGATTGCGTACCATGACAAACCATGCTCACGACCGAAGTCAATGACACCACCGTCACGCAGTTCAACTGGCAATGCGATTGCCTGTCCAAATGCGTTGTCACCAATCATGATTGCTGAGTACGAGTCAGCACCTGGGTTTTGGTAACCAGCGGTTGCTGGGTTGAGGTCAACGATGCTGGTTCCACCCTTGAGAACTTGTGTGGTCTCAATAAAGACTACGTCATACAGACGACCAATTTCACCGAGCATGAAGTTACCTGGAGCGGCATACTTTGTTACTTCAATGAATTCAGGCCAGTCACGAAGCGCACGGCTCTGTGAAGGGTGTACGAAACATACGTAGGTATCGCCAAGGCGAGGAATGTTCTGACCAGCAAGTACTTCAACTGCATCTTTTACAGCAGCAGGTGAGAGCCAGCCTGGGTTAGATGCGTTACCAAGGGTACCTGCATCGTATGGCGAGATAGAACCACGAGCCGCAGCAGGTGAACGACCGAAGACTACCGAAGGAGCAACGGCTGCGCCGCCACCGAATGGTGTTCCTGGTGCGTACAATGTGTTACGAGCCTGGATGTCCATGGACTGAGCCATGTGACGACCAAGAAGTCGTGAAGACGATGCCATAACGTCATCAAATGATGCGTTAAGAAGGAGTTCAGTAACTGCAACAGCCTGTCCTTGTTCCTTAACGGTGATTTGAATCTGACTTGCAGAAAGAGCAACTGGCTCCATACGTACACCTTCAGTAAGTTCAGCACCAGTGGCTTCGCTAGTTGTAAGGTTGTTGTAACGCATAAAGTTAATTGTCAAACCAGGCATAACTCCGAGTTCCGTCTTCTTGACGGCAAACTGTTCAAAGCGTAGAACTGGCATTGCTTGGAACAAGATTTCCTTGGACCAAATTTGCTGAATTGCTGGGGAAAGTGTTGAATCACTTGAGTAGCCTGTGGTTGTAATAGAACCAAGACCTGCTCCTGTGATTGCGCCACCTGTGGGGGCTGGAAGGGCCATATAATTATCCTCCGTGGATAGTTGTTGTTTTTAGGTTAAAACCTGCCCCGTGAGGGGCGGGCGTTGAGGAGCCTGTCTCGCATCTTCATGTACTGGTCCATCGGCATATTGCGGATATCTTCCGCTGTCAATGTTTGGTATTCCGTCTGAGTTTCCATTGGCCCAACAGGGGGAGCCGTTACGGGCGCACCCCGCAGGCGACCTTGCTGTTGCGCAGTCGCTTGCTGGATTGACTCAATAATAGCATTACTTCTCTCTGTAAGCACTGCAATTGAGTTTTCTATCTCTTCTTCAGTGTTACCAAAGACGAGGTCTTGTAGTTCAGGGATAATGCTGTCAGCAGCATCCTGAACACGGCTGTTGCGATATGCCGTTAATTCTTGAATACGGCGCTCTTTATCAAGGAGTGCTTCCTGTGCTTGGCGCTGTGTTTCAATAGCATCAATGCGTGCTTTGTAGTCTTTCTCTACACTTTCAAAACGCTGAGTCCATTCATCTTCCTTTTTAAGAAGCAGTTCTTTGGCGCTTAGTTCACTAAGTTCACGTTGCTTAAGAATTTCCTGTTCTTGTTTTGAACGTTCTTCCGCTTCTTTTCTGACTTCTTCACGCTCTGCGTTAATGATAGCCATTTGCTCTTCCATGCTTTTCACACGGGTATCAGCCTCTTCAAGACGCTTATACATCTTGTCTTTTTCCTGTTTACGGATGCTCTCTACTTCATCCTCAGAAAAGAGTTTAGAGTTACTTTTCTTCATTGCGTCTTCAACGAATTGCTCCACTTGTGGAGCATCCGCAGGGACTGAGATAATGTCCCCTTCGGGACCTGGGTTTCTTGCCATGAGTATTACCTACTTTGTTAGTTTGGCTTATATAAACTTGTTTAGTGCTACGTTTAGTTATCTTCGTCAGGGTTACGGCGTTGTGCAAAACGAGCGCCATAAGCCCTGGATACTATCTTATTTACAATTTCCTCTTCCATCGGCATTGCTGCACCAAGTCCAGGCATCGGAGAAGCGGGGCTTTCCGATGTGCTCACATTACCATCTTCTGAAGGCGCAGGCTGGGCACCTCCGTCAGGCTGTGTAATCATTCCAGTAGCAAGCATGATGGCTTGCTGAATCTGCGCACGCATCATGTCCAAGGCACCTTGGTCAATAGCATCATCTTGCAGTTCTTCAAAAATTTCAGACAACTTCTCACGTGGGAACTCTTCACCAAGGATGCGCAAAGCGCCTTCCTTTGATTCAAGACCAAGAGACATTTTGGCTTGTACTTCATTCAACTTAATGAGAACGTCAATAGGAAGTGGTTCAGGCCAATGAATAGTTGTTTTATAAGTTAGTGGGTCAGCAGGGTCTAACTGGGGGAGTTGGTCACGCTCTGGTTCTGAAGCCATACTTGGGTCATACGTCAACATCCAAGGTTCAAAGATTGCGGCAGTACGAATAATGATTTCATTAACACGTTCAAGACCCTTAGTGAAGTGAATCTTTTTCATGCTGTAACGGTTCATCATTGGCTGATACTGAATAGCCAGAGCCACACCAGAAGTGTTAGAAATAGGTTGCATTTGACCAAGAGCAGTTTCGGGAACTCCTGTGATTTCATGCATTGTGCGCTTAATGAAATTGACGTATTCCAAAGCACCTGACATCTCACCACGAGATTCAAGGTTGAATACATTGGCATCCTTAGGGAGACCTGCCCAAACCTTCTTAGGTCCACGCTCTAATTGAGAAGCCTTAGCACCAGTAATGATTGTTACAGGAGCAGCGTGATAGTTAATGATGTCTGAAACTTCAGTCATTTTTTCGTTAAGTTCACGGTTAAGTGGGATGATATCCCAAATGTCTGACTGACCCCAAGGGGAAGAAGAAATGGTTGAGTTAGGAATATGTACAACAGGGATTTGACCCAAAGCATTAGGGTATTGGTCAATTAGTTCATCGTTAACAAACTGTTGAACCATATCGTCAGACAAGATTTCAACGAAAGTGTAAACCTGCCGAGTACCTTCAGGAGATGTTCCCCAAAAGCGATATTTAAGTTTAAAGCGAATCAAGCGGTCACGGTCATGTGGGTGATACTCAGGGAAACAATGCGCTGGGTTAAGAGGGATAATACGAATACGCCCCTCATGCTGCAAGCCCACAGAATCCACATAAGGCTCTTCGTAAGCGACCTTTACGAAGCAATCGCCTGTTACTGACGCTAATTGTCCCATTTCCCAAAGAACATAGTTCTTGTTGTTATCGCCATCCCACACTTTGTGAAGAAGTGGTGGGATTACAGCAGCATTCTGCTCAGGGACATGAAACTGAATACCTTTACCAAAACAAAAGTTGGTA